CTTGGCACACCGGAGAACGATACCGGCATCACTTTCCGCGAATACTTGGCCGGTTCACAAACTCATTTTCACATTGCCTGCCCAGCGTGTCAGCATCGCCAGCCGATCCGATGGGGACGATCCGCAACGCCAGTCTTCCCGATGGCCCGCGAGTGCGGAGGATTCGTCTGGGAAACCAGCGAGACAACTAGGCCCGCCGGCAGATGGGACTGGAAAGCACTTGCTCAAACGGTGCGTTACGAATGCGAAAACCCAGCGTGCAAACATCACTTCGCGCAGACGGAACTGCTGAAGCTGCTCCAGGACATGACGACGTTTGACAACAACAGCACGCCAGAGACGGGGAAAATCTCCGTCTGGTATTTCGTCGGCTACTCCGTTTTGTTCCCGTGGCAAAACTTGGTTCAGGAATTTCTCACGGCGCAAACCGCGCTAACCAAGGGCGACGAGGAGCCGATGAAATCTTTCGTGCGCGAAAGACTGGGCGAGCCGTGGGTTGACTACCAGGTTGAAAGCACCGAGGACGAATTGCGGCGGCTGTGCGGCGAGTATGACATGGGGACGATGTGGCCCGTCGAGAAGGATTTGCGGCAGGCGATCACCATGACGATTGACGTGCAGGCCGACCGCCTGCGCTGGCTGGTCGTCCAGCATCGGCACGGCGGAGCGATGCGCGTGGTCGATTGCGGATGGTGCGCCGATGAAAAGGAGGCGAACAAAATCCAGACCCGCTACGGCGTCGGCGGGAATGGAGTATGGATAGATTCTGGAGACGGTAATCGTTCGGCGGAAATTTACAGTTGGTGCGCCAGCCACCGATGGAAAGCGTGCAAAGGTTCAGCCATTGGAAGCTGGCCGCATCTCAACCAGAAAACCGGCGTCACGATCCAGAAGCCGTGGCGAATGAAAATGATTTCCGTTGCGGAAGGCGCATCGCAGAAGGGCGAGCTTCCGTTTTTTAATTGGAGCAACCCCTACTTCAAAGCTCACGTCTACAAATTCCGGTTGAAGGGCAAAGGCCCGCCGCTGGAATTACCGCGCAACATTCCGCAAGATGCGGTGGAGGAACTGCTGAACGACCGCTACCAGAAAAACAAGAAGACCGGAAAGATGGAATGGATCAGCGGCGGCAACGAGCATCTGGGCGACTGCTTGTGCATGGCCCACGCGCAGGCGGATTTCTTCGGCTTCACCGGGCTAGCGGCGATGGCGGCGGAAGCGGAGGAAAAGGATCACTCGTAATTTCTAACGCAAACGAACGTCGGGCTTTTGGGCGTTCCCTTGCCGGTCAACCCAGAGAACCGGAACGTGACGACCGCGCCGACCGCCGGCCACTGGCCGCAGTTGAGCTTGAACTTTGCGCCGTTGAAATTGCACACCGACGATTCAAAACCGGACTCCACCACGACCGCCTCCGCAGATTCGCGAGGAACAATTTTCAGCATCTCGCCGGACGGATCGCGGAGGACGACGCCTTCGCCGCCGGCGGAAGTGACGCAGCCGAACATCTCTTCCAGCGCGAACGCCGGGACTTGGTTTTCAGCGTGCGGCCAGAAGCTGACGCGGGAGAAATCGCGGCTGCGAAGAGCGGCCAGCACGATCTCGAACCGCCCGCGACCGGCCCAGAGTTCGCCGGGGATGTTTTCTGGGCAGGCCGCGACGAAAGCCGCCGGCGCGTGGATCTCTTTGCCTTGCCGCGAAATGAGCCGGTCGCCGCAGCGGATTGCCCAAACGCCGTCGAGCTTTTCGCTGATCGTGTATCCGGTCAGGTCGAGCTTGAGCGCGTCGGCTAGGGTGATTGCGTTCACTTGCCCACCGCCTTCAAAATTGACTGCCAAGATTTTGCACCAAGAGTTGAGGAGTTGCGGACACTCTCAATAGCCGCGTCGAGGTTCCACCCCAGCTTGACTAGGGATTGAATGTTAGCGATGCGTCGGGCGATCACTTCGTTAATTCCGGCCACCGTGTTTTTGATTTCGTTCTGCATGTGAGGATTAAAAGCCAAAGCCGCTTTGATGTAAACAGAAAAAACGCACCACCTCAAAGAAATTAGGCTTGCTAATTTTGCGACTCTGGAGGATTAGTTTTCATTATGACAGGAATCCTCTGCGGAATAGGTCTGCAACCCGATCAAGTCCTCGCCATCCGCGACCGGCTGATTGCCGACATGAGCGCAAACAAAACGCTCGTTTCGTCTGGCGTTGGTGAGACCACCTTCGGCTGGCAAATGCTCCAGGGCCTGCCGATTCGTGATGCGCTGGCCGAGGTCAAATACTATTTGCAGACGACCGATCCGACGACCTACGGGCCAAGCGTGAACCGCGTTCGGCACGATTTTTCCCAATAAAATCATGGCATCAAAACCGAGCAAACTTGTCGATCAATACGGCTTCCGAATGGGAACCGGCCAACTCATCAAGGCGGCGTATGCTTCCACTAATTTCACCACGTCGCCGCAGCTTCGGCCCGACATCGAAGACAACCTTGGATTCCGTTCGCGGTCAAATCTTCGCGATGCTTCGCACGATATCTTCGCCAACTCGCCGCAGTTGCAATGGGCCATCAAGCTGAAATCCGAATTGTGCGTCGGCTCCGGTTCTGAATCTTTCGCGCCTCAATTCATCGGCGACCCAGCGGACAAGGAATGGGGCGACAAGGCCGTTGAGATGTTGCGTGAATGGCACAAGGTTTTCAACACTCGCGGCTCACCCTTTGACTGGGCCGGCACGTTGAAAAATTGGAGCATTGCGCTTGACCTTGACGGCGATTTTGTCCGCAAATTTTGCGATGACGGATACCCGATGATTCAGACAATTCCCGCTTCCCGCATCGGCAACACCTGGCACATGAGCACGCCGGTAATGCCAGATGGAATTTACGCCGGCATGAGTTACCGCGATGGCGTGATCCTCGATTCCTATTTGCGAACCGTGGCCGTTTGCCTCTTTGATTCCCTTGGCCAAAAGCAGGAGGAAATTTCTTGCGTCAACACGTTCGACGCAGACGGGAACTCCGTGCTGACGGCTGACGCCGTGCTGGAATACGAGCCGGTCTATTCAGGCCAGGCTCGCGGCATTCCGCCGATTGGCAGCGGTGCGATTGACTGGAAGGATTTGGAACAAGTGCGGCGATTTACCAAGCTCGCACTAAAGGCTGAGGGAGCGCACAGCGTAATTGAATACAACGAGGCCGGGCAGGTGCAAGACCCGAACGCTGACGAGTTCTCGACGACCACCGGAGTCAACGGTGGCAGCATCTGGCAGCAAACCGAGGACGGCGTTTCAATGCGGGTCTTCAAGGCCAACACCGGGAGCAAGGTTGAGTTTCCGCAAGGCAGCAACCGCCCATCATCCGACCAGCGCGAATTCTGGAACATGATTCAGCGCAATGCGTTCTTGAGTATTGGCTGGCCTTACGAACTCTACAACGCCACGCAGACCGGCGGGGCGTCCCTCCGCATGATTATGGAGTTGGCCCAGTATTCTTTTGAAGCGCGGCAAACCATTCTGCAACGCATCGCGTGGCAGATTGATTGCTGGCGCGTGTGCAAAGCGATTAAGTCCGGCGAGCTTCCCATGCCGTCAAATCCTAATTCGTGGCGCAATTTCTATCACGTCCCACCGGAAGAATTTACCGCTGACAAAGGCTATTCCTCGCAGATCAAGCGCGAGGAATTCAAGCTGGGCATTACTTCGGTGCAGCGTGTCCGCGCTGCCGACGGAAAGAATCACCAGAAAATCCGCGCTGAGATTAAGGATTATGTCGGCGAGCAATTAGCCGACGCCAAAATTTATTCCGAACAATACGGACTGCCGATGGAATATGTGCTGACGTTATTTTCGCAACGCACTCAGAACACTCCCACCGTCCCGCCTGAACCAACCAAGGAAACCAATGCTGCTGACTAAATTGAAGACCGTAAAAACCGTGTGCTGCTCGCCGGAAGTTTGGGCTGCTCAACTTACGCACGCCGAAGAAAGTTTCGGCCAGGTTGCCGAGCGTTACATCGGCGGCGACATAATGCACGACATCTACGGCGACCAGATTGAGCGCATGGAAATCGTTGGCGACGTTGCCATCGTGCCGGTTGTCGGCGTGCTTGCAACCGGCCTGCCGTCCATTGCCGCCGCCTTCGGCTACGTTGACCCTGAAGACGTGGGCGAAGACCTCGACGAGGCGATGGCAAATGAGGCGGTCAAATCTATCTGGCTGGCGATTGATTCGCCGGGCGGAATGGTGACGGGCATCCCGGAGCTGGCCGCGAAGATTGCCGCGATCCAAGCCGGCGGCGAAAAGCCCGTCCGCGTCTTTGCGCGAGACTGCTATTCCGCCGCGCTCTGGATCGCAGCGGGCGCAAACGCCATCGTTTCGCTCGGCTCCGGTGGCATCGGCTCCGTTGGCTGCTACACGGTGCTGACTGACGCCACGGGCTTCCTTGAATCAATGGGCCTGAAGCTTACGCGCATTGCCAGCGGCGTTTCCAAAGGACTGGGCGCAGATGGCAAGGTGACGGATGGAATGATTGCCGAGACCCAGGCCGACGTTGACGCCATCGCCGGCGAGTTCAAAGCATTCGTGAAGCTATACCGGCCAGTTGATGACGAAGACATGGACGGCCAATGTTTCAGCGGGAAGATCGGCGCGGCCAAAGGATTCTGCGACGGAACCGCCGACAGCCTTGAGGCCGCAATGAAACTCTTTACAAAATAAATTTGACAATGCGGATGATTAGGCTGACTAATAATCCCAAGAAGTAAAACTTATGACTCTAATCGAAGAACTCGCAGAGACGAAAAGCAAGCTGGCCCTCGCGGAAGCCGCTACGGTCGCGGCTCGCCAAGAGTCTGCCGAACTTGTTGATGCAAAAGAAACGGCGTCAAATCTCGCCCTCGAAATTTCGACGCTTCAAACCAATCTCGCCGCCGCGAACATCGCCAAGGATTCAGCCATCGCCGCTCAGGTGTCGGCTGAAAAGGCTCTCGCCGACGGCAAAGCTGAACTCGACCTTGAAGCCAACCGCAAGGCTCTGGCTATTGTTGCTGGACAAGGCGGGCCGGTCGTAAAACTTGATTCTGATTCACAGAATCAAAACTCCATGCAGGAAATGTCCCGCGAAGAATTCGCAAAAATGCCCGCCTACGACGCGATGTCTTTCGTGAAGAACGGCGGCAAACTCAAATAACCCACAAATAATCTATGCCCAACAGTCTTTCAAATTTGATTCCAGACGCTTACCGCGCCTTGGATGTTGTGTCCCGCGAACTGGTCGGATTCATCCCCGCCGTGCAGCTTGACCCGTCCGCTGACACCATCGCCGCAAACCAAAACATTCGCATTCCGATCACGCCGTCTAACTCTGCCGGCAAAGACATCACCCCGGCGATGAGCTTCCCGTCGGCGGCTTACCAGACCATCGGTTATGTTACGCACACCATTTCTAAGCAACGGGCTTTTCCGTTCTCCTGGACTCAGGAAGAAATCAAGTCCGTGAACAACGGCCCCGGTTATCTTTCGTTGCAGCAGGGCCAGATCGCGCAGGCCATCCGCGCCGCCGTGAACGAAATCGAAGTCGATTGCGCCGTGGCTGCGAAAAATGGCGTGAGCCGTTTCTTCGGTGCAACTGCTGGAACCGCGCCGGTTCTCGCCGACTTCGCGCAGGCCCAGAAAATCCTCGACGACAACGGAGCACCCTCTTCTGACCGTTCGGCTGTGTTCAATACGACCGCTGCCGTGGCTCTCCGCAGCACCTCCAACCTTTACAAAGTCAACGAGGCCGGCGACGGCGGCAACCTGCTCCGTCAAGGAACGCTCGGCGACCTTTACGGTTTCAACCTTCGCCAGTCCGCGAAGATTCAGTCCACCACGGCGGGCGCAATGACCGGCGCACTGTTCAACGGAGCGGGCGCGGTTGGCGACACCACGATCACCTTCGACACCGGCACCGTGAACACCACCGGCATTGTTGCCGGCGACATTCTGAGCATCACCGGCACGACTGGTGGAGCGCAGAAATATGTGGTTGCGACCGGCTCGACCTCGGCCAGCGGCACGATTGTCATCAACGCTCCCGGCCTTCAGGCTGCGGTTGCCGATAACACGGCCATCACGGTTTTCGGCACCTCGGCCCGCAACGTGGCCTTCAGCCGCAACGCCATCGTCCTCTCAACTCGCCTGCCGGCCAGCGTCCCGAATGACCTTGCGATTGATCGTGCGACCATTACCGACCCGCGCAGCGGAATCTCGTTTGAGTTGGCGATGTATCCGGGTTTTCGCATGGTGCATTTCGAGATCGCCTGTGCATGGGGCGTTTCCGTTGTGAAGCCTGAGCACGTGGCCGGCATTATCGGTTAACAAATTTTGGTTCGTGTTGTTTCATCCCCGCCTCTGGGAAACCGGGGGCGGGGTTTTTAATTATGGCCGCTGCAATTTTTGCCGATTTCATCGCCGCATTTCGTGAGACGATCACGACAAGCGGAAGCCAGTCGTTCACCTACGCGGGGACGGCGGTGACGTGCGTGTTGAATCGCATCACCAAGGGTAGCACGCCGTCAGACGGTGGCTTGTTCAGCGAATACTCGGCCAGCGTGAACTATCTAGCTGACGACCTAGCGACGGCCCCGGTGCAAGGTCGCAACGTCACCGTGGCCGGCGTCACCTACATTGTCGGCACGGTGCGGGCCAGCGCGGAGAATCCGTTGGTAACGATGCTGCTGGCGAACGGGGCAAATCCTAAATGATATGGCTGAGTTAATTCTTGAATCGAAGATTGAGGAAGCGTTTCGCAGCGTCATTGCCGGCAGCGTGGACGCGGCGTTGACCGCTGGCCCGGTGCCGGTGCTTGTCTCAATGGTATATGACGACCTTGCGACCGATCACGTTTGCGTAGTTTGCAAGGCTATCTCACCAACGGATGTTGACGGGCTGCAACGCAGTGGTCACTGGGACGCCGAGGTTGAGGTAAAGGTTGTAACGGACGTTGCCGGGCGTGCTGATTCATCTGGTGCCGCAGTTGATTTGCGGGCGGTTCACACGGGCCGAGTCAAAGCGGTGCGCGACATGCTAAACGTATTGGGGTTGACTAACCTGTTAGACGCAACGCAGGCCGATTTCAGCGTGGCCGGCTGGAAGCTCGGTGGAGCGCAGCAGGACATGATTGGCAATTCCTGGGTGACGCGCACCACGTTTATTTTACTCGACGCAACGGAGACCGACCGATGATTGCGCCCGTTGCAAAATTTGACCTGAAAGAATTCAACCGGGACTTTGCCGCCCGCGTGAAACGGAGCCGCCGCGCAAAAGACGAAGTGATTAACGACATGGCTTTTCGTTGCGCTCGGGCCGCATACAACAATTGCCCGATTGGTGACAGGTCAAAGATTGAAGCGTTACTTACGCAGAATGGAACGCGAACGATTACACATTCGGCAAAGAGCGGGAAGACTTACAAAAAGCCGCGCATCGTCAAGAATTACGGAGGACGGGCCAGAAACATCATCGTCGGAAGCTACGTGAACAAGCACGGCAGCATTTCGGGACTCGACTTGAGCTTCGGCGGAAAAGTTTCGCAAGCGGCCAAGACACTTGTTGGCCGTCGCATTTCCCACCTTTATTTTCTCCGCTCCCGATTCGTCAAGTCGATGAATGACATTGCCAGATACATCGGAAAACCCCAGCGCAACTCCAAGTTCAAAGATGATTTCAGCTACGGGAAACCCGCCAAGTCACTCGGCATCGGCCTTGTGACTCGCGCCATTTTGTTCGCCGCGTGGACATACACGACGGAGAAGGGGGCGAAAAAGCAAACCGTCACCCCGGCTGGGCAGGCTAAAATGGACACGGCCATGCAAAAGGGGATGATGGAAATGCAGAACGGGTGGCGTCAATACGCGCACGACAAACTGCAAGCGGCCCTGAACAAGTCTTGACAATTCCGGCAATAAGCACAACTTAAACAAAACTCGGTCAAAATAAGGAAATTTTATGGCAGATTCAGAAATCCAGAGAGGCAGTGCGGCGTTGTATTGGTCGCTTGATGCGAACCTTTCAATCGCCGCCATCACCGCCGGAACCGTGGGCAACTACGCCGCCGACGGGCTGGGCACGATGCTCATTCAGTCCATCAAGTTTAACCCGGCCAAGGCCAAGACGCGCACCAGCGCAAAATCGTTTGACGGTCTCACGGTGAACGAGGTTTTTTCCGATCCTCACGACTCGCTTAGTGTGACCGGCAAAGTTTTGGCGACCACTAAGGCCGGCACTTACGCGCAGTTCTTAGCTCCCAGCGAAGGTTCAACCGTGGTTGTAACCTGCTCCACCGACGCTCAGGTTGCCGGAACCTACTACGTGGTCAGCAGCGAAAAATCAGCCGAAGTTGACGGATATGCTCAGGTGACTCTTGAGCTTGAAAACCGTCCAGCCGCCATGACCCTCATCACCAGCTAACAGATGAACGAATCGGCATGGCTAATTGCCGCCGTGCCTGCGCCGGTGGTCTGTTGCAAACTGGAATTGCTTCCGCTTTCCGCTGGTCATTTGATGTTGTTGCGCCGGTTCGAATCCGCGTTTGTCACGGGCGAAGAAATTAAGGCCAGCGACCTTTTCTTCAGCGTGCTAATTTGCTCAGGAACGTATGAGGATGGCTGTAAAATTCGCCTCGATGATAAGATGGCCCGTGAGCTTGAAGCATGGGGCAAAGAGCTTGCACGCGGGCCGAAGCGGCTCTTGCGCCGGCGAGCCAACGTCACGTTTGATTTCTTCGCCGGCGTCAAAAGGTTTTCCAACTACCTTACAGCCGGCGGATTTGGCGCGGAATCAGACGACCTCATCCCAATGTGTTTGCCCAAACAACAGCGCGATGATTCCGGCCCGGTCGGCAGTCCCGGTGAATTCATTTACCTCTCCGCGTTTATGGCCGATTTAAGCATGAGTTTTTCCGAGGCGGTCAACTTCCCCTATCTGCTAGGCCGGCACCTCCTAGCGGCCAATGCGGAGCGGCAAGGGGGCATCACGGTGAAGTCCGCAGCCGAGTGGCGCGAGGAGAACGCACGGCTCCAGGAGTTGACGGCCAACCCCGACATGGACGCGATCCGAGCAGCGATGGCGAAAGGAACACAATGAGCACGCTCGGAACAAAGATCGTAATTGACGGCGACTCAACCGGATTTGAGCGGGCGGCGGGGCGCGTTGGCAAAGCGATGAACGGCTTGACCGGCAAGATTTCCGGCGATCTGAAATCATTGGCGGCTGGCTACGTTTCAATTCAGGCTTTCAAAACGCTAATTTTGGACGTGGGCAAAGCGGCTCTCGCCATTGACGATTTCTCCGACCGTCAAAATACGACCTACGAAGAAACGCAGCGATTGGTTCAGGCGTTCAAAATGTTCGGGCTGGAAGCCGGTGACGCAGAAGCAGCTTTAATGAAAATGGCTTCGGCGCGAAAGAGCGCGTTTGTTGGGGATGACGACAAGCTCGCTGCGTTTAAGAGATACGGCGTTTCAATGGACGACCTGAACAATGCCAGCGTCACCAACTTCGATCTGATGAAGAAAATTGGAGTTGCCATCAAGGACATGAAGGTGAACCCCGCCATGATGTCAGACATGCAGGAGCTATTTGGCAAAAGCGGCGGCAAGTTTATTCAGGGGTTAAAAGAACTTGGAGAAGGACGAGCCATTCCACTTATCAGCGACGAGTCGATTGCCGCGATGGACAAAGCGGACAAGGCTTTCGAGCGAATGAAAAACAGTTGGCATTCCATCGCCGCCGAACCAATTGCCGGCGCGATGGAGGAAGCCGCAAAAGCAGCCGAGAGAGCTACAAAGTCAAAGACCGGATTGTTGGCGACTGTTGCCGCTGGGCCAATGTCTATTCTCGGAAAATTACTCGGCGTTGTGGTTGGCGGAGCAATAAAAGGCACGGACAAAAAAAACAAATACGACGTTGGCGGAGGCATTGGGATGACCGGCACGGAAGAAAAATCAACCGGGAACCTATATCCTGTTAACGAGCGAGCCATCAAAATGGCTCAAGAACAAGCTAAAGTCGCAAATGCACAAGCCGATCTTGACAAGGTAATTGAACACGCTCTCGTTGCCCAGCTTGACCCGCTCGACCAGAACATTGCAAAGCGGCAGGAAATTCAAAGACTAGTGGAGCAATCTTTACAAGAAAAACGCAAAGGCACCACCGAAGGAGACCTTGAATCCATCAAACTGCAAAAGGAAGCCGTCGGCATTGCAGCCGGACTTGATTCCCAAACGACTCCCGGCATCGGCGCAATTCCCATTGACTCGGCAGCTAAGGCCAATCTGGGCGTCGGCGTTCAAGCCTATAACCCGATGATTTATAACACGCAACAGAACACCAACGCATTGAAAGAATTGACTCAAACAATTAAGAACATGCAAAATGCCGATCCGGTTCCACGCGCTGATATAGCCACAGTATTTGAGTAAATTTTATGCCAAACTATGCCATAGTCAGGGGCAGCACTTCATCGCCCACCGTATTTGAATCGCGCAGCTACAACAAATCCACGGGTGAAACGCGCATGTATCGGCGCGTGTTCTCTGGCGTGACCGGCGGCAGTGCGCTTGACGCTTACGATGCGTGCGCGGCGGAGTTCGCATCGCTCAAGGCCAGCGGCTACTATGACTCTCTAGAGATGTCGCCGATTGACGACAACACGCGCTGGTCATTGACCGGCACAATGGCTGATGAAACAACCACGCATGTCATTGAATTGATCGGGCAAGACATTACCCAAGATTCGCGCTTGTCGCCGGTGTTCATTACAAAAGTCAGCGCAAAGAAGGCATCGCTGATTTTGAATGTTGTCACCGAACTACAAGGCAGGCCGTCAAAATCTTACGCTTCAGACTATTCCAACGCCACGGGAAAAGTCAGCGACATTGCTGACCTTGCAGGGCTTGGCGATGCAGCCGATTGCTTGCAATTCTTCGACGACCGGCTTGCCACCAAAGATTCGTTTCTTACTCATGGCGTCACGTTTCGCAAAACCATTACTCTGCCGGTCTCGTCTTATTATCCCATCCTTTACTACAACGTGGGAAAAATATTTACAACAGACGAGCTAAAACAGTGGGAAGGTATTCCAGCCCAATACGAAATGCCTACTGGCTGGTGGCTTCAAAAGTATCCGGCCAACTCTGTTACCTACGGACAGCGGCAGCAATGGTCAATTGAATATCAGTTCACAGACGAATTTGCGGAACTCTATTACGCCGCCGCCGACATAACATAAGATGACGCCGCTGTTCAAAATTCCGTCAGCCGTTGGGAACTTAGCTAATTTGTTCCGTCAGATTTTTCGGAACATGGTCGAGCGCACGCCGCGCAGCTCTAAAGACATTCGCATCGTTGAAGGAACAACCGGATGGCACGCGGAATTGACTTCCAAAACTAAAACGACCGGAGTGGTGATTCCAGGCTTTCCGTTTCAGGTCTATGTCATGCCGGACGAAGGCGTGTCCGTAACTTTACAAACTTACAGAAACACTAATCCCGGCCACGATTGGCGGCGTGTTTTTGTTCGAGCCGGTTACATCAATTTGCTCAAAGTTCTAGGCACTGACGCTCAGAATTACCCAGACGAAAAGGAATCTGACGAGCTAAACTTAGCAGCCAATCAACCTTTGCGGCCAAGCTGGTCGCAAGTCGAAATTGTCGTTCCAAGTGAAACCGCCGCGTATTACATTTGGGTGCGGGCAAAATTTGAATTGGCTGAACCTTATGCGGGAAACAAAGGTCAAAGTTGCGTTGAAGCTGAGGTATTCCATGGAGTTGACCCCACGTTGCAGGGATGGAATGAATTTCCTGAAGATGATTTTGGAGATCAAGTCAACGGCTCAATTTACGACCCGCAGAACAAATACGTTTTCTTTCTGGTTGCAGTTTGCGACACGTATACCCCCTCAACTCTGGTTGACTACGACGATGACGGCCCGAACGAAATAAAAATTCGCCAGTTCCTGCGCGAAGACGTTGCAATCATTCCGCCAGATTTAGATGAGGGCAACGATTACGAACCCTATGCAACCACCGATGCGGCCACAGAAATAACTGCTAGCTCCGCAATTCTTAACGCAACCGTTGACGGCGGAAACATGGTAACAACCGTATGGTTTGAATACGGGTTGACTACATCTTACGGCCACGAAACGGCCCGCATTGAATTGCCGAATGGATTAAGAGTTTCAGAAACAGACAAGGAGCTTCCGTGTGGATCGTTGATTGACGGGCTGCTGCCGGGTTTGACCTATCATTTTCGAGTGCGGGCAGAAAACAGCGAAGGCACGTCTAACGGCGACGACGAAACTTTAATCACCATCCAATCAGTCCGCGCTGGCCGCTACCCGTTCAAAGTCTATTCCCTCTCCAAAACCGAGCGGACAGCATGGGGCGCCCCAGACCCGACCGGCACCGGATCGTGGCGCAAATTCTTCGTGTCTGCCGGCTACGCCAATTTGGTGCCAGCGGCGAACACCGACGAATGCCCATATCCTGACGACGCCTTTACCGCCGCCAACGCGCCAAACCTTGCAACGTCCGAAATCGAAGTCCCAGAAAACACGGAAAAATACTACGTATATGTTGAAGTTGTGTTCGACAATTTGGGCGTGACTCATGCCGAGGTCTGGCACAGCACAGATCCCACGACGGACGGCTGGGATGATTTCGCTCTGGGCGAACCGATCAGCGCGGGAATCTCAATGACGCCCGATCCTGGCGCAGGCCCGGCCAGCATCTTCTATTTGATCGCCGTGATTGACACCAAGGTTGCTTACGCTTTACCCACCTACAACGACGACGACGAGAACACCATTGCCTACGTGCGCCAGTTTCAGCGGGCCGACATTAACGCCAGCGTGGCCGATGCGTTGCGCCTGCGTGAATACGCCGTCTGCGTGGACGACGTGACGAAATACGCAATCCTGCCGAGCAGACCGGAAACAGCGGCACCTGAATTATGAGCCTTCCAGCTTTGAGATGTTGCAGTCAGGCATGTGGCGTTCCTACTGGATGCGTTACATCTGCAAATTGGTCATTGACGACGTATCCGCCGCCAGATTTTTTAGAAGTGGTTGACGAGTTCGATGAAACCTACAATTTCCCATCCGGCTTGACGCCGCCAAACCCAAATTCAGTGTGGATTAGCTACACGTCGGAAGGCGACGATTACGAGGTCGAGCTTCTGCCGAATTCGGTCATGCAGGATTTCATCGACAGCGGATTTGCGGCTGGCGGCTCAATGAGCGTCGGCGACCCTGCTAGTGCTTACTATGCCAAATACACGGCAAACGAGACCATCACCAGCGGCGTCGGCGGAGAATTTTATTTCACAATAAAACCGCAAGCATGTGACGATGAAGCATTATACGACGTATGCTGGCTGCTGGAAGTTGAGTGGCAACCGGACGACCCGGCAAAACCTCTCCTCGTCACATACGGGTTGGTGCATCATCATCCTGACGGAATCTATGATGGGTTGATTTACGCAAACTCGACGGCTGGAACACGAAACGTTCAAGCCAATTTAGTCGCAGCCGGGACGTTTCAGTGGCAAAAGATCGGCACGGATTTGTCCGGCACTTATTTTGGCCCGACAATTAACAGCGACGCACCATCATTTATCTTTCACGAAACCTATTTATGACCCACCCGCTCATGTCCGCAGGAGCCAATCGTGCCGCGTTTCGCTGGATTGAAAAGGGAAACGAGCCGGTGCCGACGCCATCGCTCGACTACCGGGCGGGCCGGTGTTTGCAATGTCCTCACGTCCAGCTTGCGGGCGGGCGCGTGTCGTCGTGTAGGGTGTGCGGCTGTGCTGGCGTCAAGCTGTTCATCCCAGGCGCGAAATGCCCCGACAAGCCGCCGCGCTGGGCTGCAATTTCCCCTTGCATAATTCAACCTAATCAATGACATTCCAAAACATTATGAGAACATTCATCACCTTTTGTTTGCTGATTCTTTGCGCTTCCGTTCACGCCGCCACTCGCCCGTTCGGCTATCCGATCAGCGTCACCAGCGCGTCAACCAACCTCGTCTCATTCAAGGTGACCGCGAACACCAACCAGATGCGGACGGCCAGCAACCTCGTCGAGATCATCCTAGGCACCGACATCCTCCTGCGGGTGCCGGCCACGAACGTCTCCAGCGGCTTCCGCTCCAGCGTCGGGATTCAGTCCGGCAGCTTCACCAACGAGAATATCAGCCAATTCACGAATACCTTCGCCGTCGCCTACAGCAACGCGCCCATCGTGACGTTCACCAGCTCGTCAACCGGAGCGGTCGCGGCGGTGTATAGCGTGACGAAAAGCAATTTCGTCGGCGGCATCTCGATCACCAACCTGACCACGAATTACTGGACGGCCATTGGCCAAGCTCTCGGCACACCATGAAATTTCTCACCTCATTATTTCTCGCGTTTGCGCTATCCGCGCAGGCCGCACCCTTGACTAACACGGTTACGTTTAACTGGTTAGATTTCGGTTACCAAGTTGACAGCGTGACGAACAAGCCGGTCAAGATCACGCCATTGGAATACGCAACCATCGGCTCATTCTTCATGGTGAAGACGCCTCGCATCTACACCAACACCTTTGCGGGCCAGTGTATCGTTACCAACATGCAGGAAGGCAGCTATCGCGTAGAGCTTGCCACCGCCTTGGGCAGCATCACGACGTTCACCTCAACCATTCCTTCCACGGCGACCGGATCGAGCAACTACGACGCGACATCCTTCGTTACTAACTACGCCACCAACTCAGGCTCGACGCGATCCTATTCCATCACCGTCTCGGATTTGCGCTACCCTTCCGTGGCCGGCACCAACATCGTTTTTTACACCAACGCTGGCCGCGTCACCATCGCTGGAACCGTAGTTACCGGCACATCGCCAGAGGTAGCCAGCAATTACCTCGCCGTGACCAAGCTGGACATCACCAACGGCACGGCCTACGCGTTGACCGTAAGCGGCCTGTTCAGCTCGACTAACATGGACGCAAAGATTTCTTCCGCGTCAAACACCGTTCACACCGCGTTGATCGCTACTAACACGCTTCTGGCTACAAACATTTTCAGCCTGAACACAGCGGCAAACAATAACGCAGCCAATGTGACCAGCATTTCCAACCGCGTCATTCAGGCTGAAGTCACCAACGCCGTGCAACAGACCGCATTGGCCGGGTTGACCAACAGCATTGCCAACCTGAACACCAACTACATCGCCACGACCAACGGCATGAGCCGCAACCTGACTAATTTAGGGCGGGCGTATTCTGACCGGCTGGTTGTCACCAACCTCATTATTGGAACCAACACTACTTCGGACGTCAGCCGGCCGCCGGCG